GAATGTACTGTTTTATTTTTATAATTCTTATCGTACATTGCAAACACTTGGGGTAATATCTGCCATTGGTTTCGCTATAGAAGGAATTTTAACTGCACCCTTTATAATGGGAGCTTCTATTAGAGACTTTACGCAAGTCCAGTTAAATAATTTAGTGGGAAGAAACTTTTTGTTTACCCCACTAGGATGGTTATGGGTACTGTTTTCAGTATTAACCTCTCCTTTCTCGCTCATTATTAGGGCAGCTGTAGCATTAGTCATGGACCCAATAAACACATTTCGACTATTTATGCCTTATTTCCGAAAACTCAGGAAAGGCATTGCTAAACTACTTGTTGCGATATATAACGTAACTATTGTACCTTTATTTGCATTGATAATGATAATATTTCAAAAACTATTGATGCTGGTAGCATCCCTTTTTCGGAGGCTGGGTATCGCTTACGAATTTTGTAAACTCAAGATACTCTCGTACTTTAGAGATATTCGAGAAGACCCTTTTTATTATGGAGGACTGGGAGGATTTACCCTTACATTCCCAGCATTTGTCCTTTTCTCTTGGTGGGCTTCTCCTCTTTTGTTGGCTTCAGTGTTTATCTATGGACGAAAGAGAAATGACCTCGCCAATTCGAACACAAAAGTTACTTTTGCTGTGTTCTGGGCTATACTTGTCGCTTGCAGTACTCTTATATTTTCTTATTATAGGAGTCGACGGGACCAGGTTAAGACTACGAAGCAATCACTCACGTGGGATAATTTTAAATCAACAGTTCTTGGCTCGCTTGACTTTATCGTGGCTTCTCTCGCAATTGTTAGGATTGCGACCGTGGGTACTGACTCCAATCATTTTGTTACTATGATGAAAAATTTGGTACATGCTATTAAAACAATTTTTAAAGCACCTGAATTATTTTGGAACCCTGTAGGTTTAGAACAAACATTGTATATTCCAGTTTTGGAAGCAGGACAACCGCTTTATGTGGAGTATACCCAAGATGCTTGGGGTGACTGGATAACACAAATCGATCGAAGATACCCGCATAATTCACATTTTAACCTCGAGCAGATGCGTGTGATACAAACACCTCCAGATCAAAATGGAGTGGTACATAATTTAAACTCACTTAGATATTCTGTATGGGTTCCAGCACCAGAAGTTTTACCTGAAGGTATGGAAGATCTTGTGATGGCTTTTGAAGTAGCTGTTCCTATGCTAGATATAACACCTCGTGTGCAGCCAGAGAATATTGGCGGAAGACCATCTGTTCCAACACAAGAGTGGTTTGACAATAAAGCAGCAGCTGGCTATGCTGTCCGATTTAACCCTGAAGGAGATTTATCAAGGGTTACTTTAAGTTTTCAGACTTTAACAAATGTGCCTCCAACACCCACATTGTTAACACATTTTAAAAACATATTAAGAAATATGTGGAATTCAAATGCAACATGGTTGTTAATTGCAGGAGTGATAATTTTAGTTGCCATGGGAACTGCAATTTATTATTATTTTGAGGATATGAAAAATTATTTTCGAAGACCTAAAATAGAAAAACAAGGGCGAAATTATAACCCCAGGTTTATTATAGAACAATTAGAAAGAATGTCTCAAGGAAAGGGGCGTTCAGGTATGCATAATATGGAAAGGAACCACATGCCAGAAAAGAAATCTAAGAAACATAAATTTTCGGATGAATGGTATGATGATTTTTTATTTTCCGAAGATGAAGCCAAGTATATGGATCGGGAAGAGGAATTTAATTTTTCATGGGAGTATGCAAAAAATAATAGAGCAACTGGGAACGAGGAAAGTCCAATCCCTGTAATTGCAAGAACCCGAGGAAAATCTCGCCAGTTTATGGAAGATTCGTTTAGGTATATGAATAGTGGAAAAGAATTTAATCCTTTTACTTGGATGAAATTTAATGGAACTAGTGAAGAAGAATTGAAGTCTTTAGATACAACTGTGTCTGTGATGCTAGAAGCTTATGAAGATCAATCGCTACCGTACAATATGTTGTATGTGGAAAATGAAAATGGCCTCATAGTTACTAATCCAATTGTGGATATATTATATGAAACTAAAGCAGAAGTCTCTGAGGTGTTGGATGCTATACGATATCATAAGGAGGAATTAGAAACAGTTACTCAGGGGACTATAATACCCTATTTGACAAAGAAAATACAATCCCTGCCAAAGAAATCAGTTGAACTAATGAAACTTAAGCAAGCCTTAAGGTTTGCAGGATTAGATATGCCATTGTTTGGTTTTGAAACTTATAAAACAAAAGATGATGCTAAGGTGACGGCTTTTGGAATGGTATTCAAAAATGAGAAAGAATCCCCACCTCAAGATGGGGATATAGGAACAAAGATAATATTAGTTAATCCTAATGTTCCGGGGACAGAATTCACTCAACAATACCAGCGTGAAATGAACAATGGAATAAAAATGAATTCATTTTCTGTGGATAAAGATAAATTAATAGAAACGATTCAAAAAGATCCTAAAACTATATTGGAAAATCCTGAAGAACATTTAGAAATAAAATATAAGCTTGTAACAAGGAAGGAGGATGAGATAAATATCCCAAAAATTGAAAAACAGGAAGGAATTCCGAAATGTTCCAATTGTGGAACTAGAACAGTTACTAGAAAGAAGGATTCTTTGGAGTTCCATTCGTATTGTTTTGAATGTTATAATGAAATGAAAGATTTAATGACACTCCAGAAACAAGGAGTGGATATTAGCAATCCTCCAATAGATGTAGGTTTAAAACACCCATCTCGTCAGACATACTCTTTTATGCAGAATGGTTTTAGACAGTGTGAAGCTTCTTTGGTTACACACGGGGGATATACTGGATTTTTAATAAATACACATTGCTGGAAAGATAATCACCCAGATCAGATGATTGTGCTAGATGGACAGAAAATTGCATACAAAATAGATGAACAAAGTAAAGGCTTTAGGAAAACATTATATTTTGTGTTTGTTACCACCCCGGGAGGTGATTTAACAAAAGATGTGTCGCCTTATAAACTTACATCTTTCAATGACCAAGAATTTATAACACATACATGGCACAATTTTAATGATAATCATTGGTATATGAGTACAGGTCGTCCAATTAGGAAAGGAGATTTTCTCCAATTTAGAGCAACAAATATGGGGGGATGCTGTGGCTCACCATATGTAATATATAAGAAATTTATTGTTGCAATTCATGAAGAAGCAGATTCAAATGATGAACAAAAAATTTCATACTCACGAGGAGTGTCCTCAGAATGGATTGCCAAATATGTATTTGGCAATGAACAACTTTCCCGCTTGGGAAACTAGACGCAGCCTCGTTTCACGGAACCCTAAGCCTACCTTTGCTCTCAGGTAGACAGTGGTTACACCCGTTCCTATATTTGATATATAGGGGAAAATTACAAAAACGGAGAGGGTTCGCATTCAAGAAAACAGCCTTCAAAACAATTGAAGATGCTGAAGCGAGGCGATTATTGAATTGGGATGTGGGAAAAGCAATTGTGCAAGTAACCGAGAAAAATTATGATACAGCAATCAGGGCATTTGATTCGCCTTGGACTCACCCCCTCGGTTACTTTGGAAAAAGGGCGAGTACAGAAGATGACTATTGGAATTTTGCTTTTGAAACAACTTATAAATATTTAAGAGCATATATACCAGTACGGAAACCTAAATATAATAGTTTGAAAATGGATTTTTCAACGGCTCCTGGATATCCTTTGAATCAATATTTTGAAAAGAAAAATTTAGTTCCAGAGGAATGGATACAACAATCCTTATATTCAAATTATGGAGAATTTTACTGGAATTTAGCAATGAAAAGAGAAAGATTACCTTTGGAAAAAATAAGAGCTGGGAAAATGCGCTCATTTATGATGCCATCAATGACAATGCTGATGTATATGAAAATTTTCTTCCAAGATTTCAACGAAGCGTTGAAATTAATACCTTGGCTTGCATATGGGATGAATTGGCATAGAAAAGGTTTCCATAGAGCAATGGCACCATTTGATAAGTTTTATCATAAAGCCTGGTGGGATGTCTCAAAATGGGATAAGCGTTATCCCTTAAAATATTATAACTATAAAATGCGCGAAAGATTTTTAGAAATGAACCGAGCAGAAGCAGATTTATTTTGGAAAATAGCGGCGGATGAAATAATTCCGACCGTACTGATGCCAACTGGAGAGGTCTATAATACTCTGGCTGGGCAATGCAGTGGATCAGATGGAACAACGACTGACAATTGTGTCGGTCATCTGATGATAATTTTCTACGATATAGGAAAAGGTTTTAAAGAAATTCATGGAGAATTTCCAACCCTTCCAGTAATAATGGATAATTGTGCTTACAAAATTTATGGTGACGACGTGTGTAATGCATATAGTCGTTTCTTCAAGTTTCTTGGAGATAAGCAAAGAAAAGCAACTATATACGCGAGCTTTGGTATGGCGCTCGATATAGATGACCCTTTAAAATATGGTTCTCTAACAACCATGGAGGGGTTGCAATTTTTAGGCTTTACAGTAAAAGAATGGCACGGAACTTATGTGCCTTATTATAGTTATGATAATGTTAGGGACTCAACAGTCCTGACATTGGAGACCGAAACTCCAAAACAACAAGTAATTCGATTTTGTGCTCTGTTAGAACTTTTAACTTTTACAGAACACTATGAAGAATATAAGTTATTTATATTTCAGTATTGTGATCAATACGATTTGGAACGACCTTTCATTCTCTCTCAAGATGATAAAATAAATTGGGAGCTTTGCAAACAGTTTGCCCTACCTAATAAGGAATTAGGTGAAGTGGTGGGAAGTGGTGGTAGAAAAATGAATGTCGACATCAAACAAACGTCGTGTCCGAAAACGCTCCGATCCTTACAACGACTTACTTATGGAAATACAAGACCTAAATCGTCGGGCCAAATCCCTAAATTTGAGCCAGAAGAGACAAGCTACGAAGAATGTAGCGAAGAAGATCAAAGCTTTACCCAGAAGGGAGAAACCTCGATCGAAGAAAGCAATCAGTCTTTGGGACGAAATATTAAGCGGGTTTTTGGATTACATTGTCAACCCAGCAATCAAAACCTTAGGGGAGTTCGTTCCGGACGGAATAAAGTGGGCAGTGGAAGGCGTCGTGACCTTCGTCAAAAATTTGTTCAGTCCAAAGGAACAAGAAACAATCGAAGAAATCGAAGATTTAGACGAAATATTCGAGGAGTTGAACGGGGACTACAACGTAATCGTAGACAAAAACAGTCACTACGAGGCACCAAAAGGAAAACCGTGGTGGTAAAAGGTGATAAGGTTTTAATGACAACCGATCAACTCTCACGAATGGTGATCTCTAAACCATTGCGTGAAAAGAAACGTGGGAAAGTTAACACCTCTATGAAAAATGAAAGAGGAAAAGGGTTAACTCGTCGAAAAGGATATAAAGAACCTATGTCCTTTAGACAACCAGAAGAAAAATATACAGATTATGGTATGACAGTGGGAGGATCTGAATTCTTGACATTTTTGCAAGTTTATGGATCTGGGACCACATCTCCCCTTGCCCCTACGCAGGCAGGAGATACTTTATATACTATACCTTTACAACCAGAAATGATGGCTGGTACACGAATAGAAATTTTAGCAAGAAATTATCAAAAATATAAATGGGAATTTGTGGACATAGAGTTTGTCCCGAGTGTACCTGTAACACAAGATGGGTCATTGATGATGACAGTAGTGTATGATCCTTTGGAAAATACATCAGTAACAACCACAGATACTAGTGAGTTGATGAGAATGTTCCTATCTCATAAAGGAGCCAACATATTTAATATATGTGATTATGGGCGTTGTTCTTTGACTAAACAACCAGACACATTAAAGAATTATTATGTTGATGGAAATGGGACAGATTTCCGTGATGCACTTCAAGCATATTTCTTATGTTGTGCAGGCTCGTCCTATACAAACACCTCAACGACCGGTTTTTCGGCAGGTTCGTTTGTAATACACTACAAAATACATTTCTATGTACGAGATATAGTTGAGCCAGTGTCCTTAAATATAACTGGAACTCATATATTCTCGGAGCTAACCACGAATAATACATTTAGCTCTCTAACTGTTGATGCAGCAGTTGCGTTAACATCCACTTGTGCTTTAGTTCCTTCTCACACAGACTATCTGTTTCAGTTAACTTTTAGACAATCTATAGATATAACTGGATTTTCACCGCTGTCGGTTTATGATACGACCGGACAGATGTCTTTTGGAATGCGGGGAAGTGTGTGGTGGGGACGTTTCCAAACAGAAGCGGCCACGGCCCCCTTGTATATTTATTCTTCGATGGAGAATGCAATGGACCCGGACTTGACAAATAAAGTCGTGAGGTGGAATCAAACTATAACATCGGGATTGGCTATCAATTCAGGTTATGTTGAGGCGATAGGATATCGCCTAACTGAGAAGAATAATGAATAATTTTTATATGGGTTGTGTGGAAAACCTTTCTTTAAAACATCTTGGGGGTGTTGTCTTTTACAAAAATCAATATTTGAACATATATTTAGCCATTTTAAAAGATAAGATCCTCTACACCGTTGGTGTATTGATGAATATGATAAAAACACTCATGGTAAGTAGTTTGAACTCGTAAGTACCTCAAAATTCTGAGGCAGGTTTATAAATAAATCTATTAGATGGGTTTTCTGAGAAATCCTTCCTTAAAGTTTCTAGGATCTAAACTATTCTACTTAAAAAGTGTACCAAAAGTACGAATAGTTTCGATCCTGCACTTAAGTGTGCAGTATAGAAAGACTTGGTAAAAATCAGATTGGTCGCCGGTTAAGTCTGGCGCTTATATATAAATATAAAACAACAATAAACGCTACTCTCTAGTTGAATAAAACATAGATTTGCTCTTACATTTTTATGATTCGACCTGATACAGAGTCAAAAGCGGTTAAACTTT